CACTTTAAGACACCGCCGCAGTTTAAATTTTTAAAAAAGTCATGATTTTTGAGAACTGAAAGGAATAGATGCCGAATCCTAAAAAACCTCTAGAATTAGCCGAAAAGCTTGGAAATGGCAAGCGTAAACTAGGTCCAGTTTCAGCCGTGGCAGTCGCTGTTCAGGAACGGCCAGAAGCGCCAACCGGTTTACGAGCTGGCGGTAGTTGCTTGTGGGAGACGGTGACACGATCGGCGGCGGCGTGGATTAGTGAAAGTGATTTAGCGGAGTTGGAGCTTTTGTGTAGAGCACAAGACCAGTTCAATGAATCTACCCGCCGCATGGAGTTAGCCGAAGATGACGACCTTTTTTTAAAGTACAGTTTAGAGTGTCGCAAACTGATTGACGTAATGCGGCCGTTGTTCAGCTCGCTTGGACTTAATCCGGTTGCTAGGTCTAAGCTAGGGTTAACTGTGGCCGCTACCAGAGAAATTAATAGCAAGTTGTCCGCATGGATGTCCTAACTAAAACGGCGGACAAAGTAACCAGTTTCATAGAAACGTTTTGCAAACACCACAGAGGCGACTTAGCCGGGCAAACAATCGAATTACGACCCTTCCAAAAAGAAATCATTAATGGACTATTCGAAACCAAACGAGACGGCCTATGGAAAAACCGGCACTCTCTGGTGATGTTGCCACGCAAAAGCGGAAAATCAGAATTGTTGAGCGCCATCGGCTTATGGGCGTTATTAGGTTCTGGAGAGTGGGCACCTGAGGTTTATTGTGTAGCAGGGTCTAAGGATCAAGCTAAAATTGTGCTCGATAACGTAAAAAACATGATCGCCGCAGAACCAGAGCTAAGCAACGCTTTAGAGGTTTATAAGGAATCTATTTACTGTCCGCTAAATTCTGGCGTCTTCAGAGTATTAAGTTCTGATGGCCGATTAGCGCACGGGTTAAACCCTACGTTTACAATCGTAGATGAGACATGGTGTCACCCTGACGGCGAATTAACCGAAGCTCTACTCTCAGGTTCTGGAGCACGTAAACAATCTATGGTGGTCCATATTACAACACCGGGCAGCGGTGACGAATCGTATTTGTGGAAACTAGTTGAATATGACAAACGGGTTAAATCTGGAGAAATCATAGACCCTACATGGTGGTCATGGTGGCAAGAACCCCCACAAAACTTGGATTATCGCAGCGTGGAGGCGTGGCGATATCATCCGGCGTTTGGCGATTGGGTGACAGAAGAATACTTACAATCTCAGGCGCTACAGCTACCAGAGGGCGAGTTTAGGCGTTTACATTTGGGCCAGTGGACAAAAAGCCGTGAAGAGTGGTTAGGTGCTGAGGCTTTCGAGGCGTGCCCGCACGGAGACATTGCACCGGGCGACGAAGTAGTCTTTGGAGTAGACGCATCATTTAGCAACGACTCCACCGTGATAGTTGCAGCAACAACTGATAAGCGGTTAAAGATTTTAGAAATATGGGAACGGCCTTTAGATGCTGACGACTCCTACCGTGTGCCACTTAACCAAGTTACCCAACGGTTACAAGAGCTAATAGAAGAATATAAACCTAGAGCGTGTGTTTACGACCCTTTTGCGCTCCAACACGCCATGCTTGAAATATCGACTAATACAGGCGCTCTCTTAATTGAGTTCCCCCAATCCCCTAAACGTATGGTTCCGGCGTGCTCTAGATTCGCTGAGCTAGTGTTAACCCGCCAGCTCTACCACGATCACTCCGCAGTGTTAACCCGACATATTGCGAACTGTCACACGAAAAGCGACCGGTACGGGGTTCGTGTTACTAAGGAGCACCGTGGGTCAAAACGGCGCATTGATGCCGCAGTGGCCGCAATTATGGCTTTAGAGGTCGCAGCAACGTTAGAGCCGGTCATAGTGCCACCTACACCGAGAATCTTTTAATGTCTATAATCGGATCAGCATTACAAATAATAGCTATTCTCTCAGCGGGTTTATTAGCCTATGATATGGGTGGGACATCGGGAGCCGGTTTAGTCGGAGCCGTTGCACTGTTATTTTGTGGCGTGATCTTGGAAAAAGGGCGCATGTGATAAACAAGCTTTTAAATCGGAAAACACAAAACCGGGACATTACAGGCGTTCAGATACCGCCTAGGGGTTTTGCGACTCAGCCGCTCACCGGAGCTATTAACGTTGACCAGTCAACGGCTTTAACTATTCCTACTTTGTGGGCGTGCGTTTCTTTAATCTCAGATTCTATTGGTTCGCTACCATTCCACGCTTACAGGTCAGGCGAGTTGGTGCTACCGACTCCTAAACTTTTGGAGCAACCAGACCCAACGAAAACCCGTATGGAGTCAATAGCCGAAATCGTGCAAAGTCTGCTACTAGACGGAAACGCATATATCTTACTTGGTGACCGGGACATTAACGGCCATGCACAAGCGGGGATTGTGTTAGACCCGGCAAGTATTGATATTAGAACGAGTCGAGAAGGTGAAAGACTCTACGCAATAAATAATATGCAAATAAACCCGGAAGATGTTTTACATATTCGAGGATTAACGAGACCGGGTGACGAGTTCGGTATTGGTGTGGTGGCGAGCCAGCGTAGAGAGCTTTCGATAGCGGTAGCTAATCAGCAAATGGCCGGGGACCTGTATATGTCGGGCGCTATGCCTAACGGGGTTCTACAATCAGACACCGAGTTGACAAGAGAAGAAGCGCAAGATCTTAAAAGCGCTTTTGTGGCGGCGCACGGTGGTAGGCAACGAAGCCCGGCCGTACTCTCGGCCGGTATCCGATACCAGCCGTTAAGCTTGTCACCTAAAGATTTAGAGTTTATAGATTCTCGTATTAACTCAGCTAGAGAAATAACAACAATGTTCAGAGTACCGGCCCATATGGTTAATGTGCCTTCTGAGGGTTCGAAAACGTACAGCAATGTGACGCAAGACAGCCTAAACTTTGTTCGGTTCTGTTTACGTGGCTGGCTCACAAGAATAGAACAAGCGTTCACAACGGAACTCCCTAGGGGACAAAAAGCGAAATTCCAGATGGACGCACTGTTAAGAGGATCAAGAAAAGAAAGATACGATAGCTACGCCATAGGCATAAGCGGCGGCTGGCTCACCGTAGACGAAGTAAGAGATCTAGAGAATATTAGCCGAGATGTGGCAACCGACGACCTCAACTAGGGGACATCATGTTAGAAAACCGGATATTAGAATTATCAGACATAGAGATTAGAGAAGACAACGGAGAACACCATATTATTGCACTTGTGGCGCCGTGGCATGCAACGTTTGATACCGGCCAGTACGTCGAGCGTTTAGGCCGTTCAGTATTTGACAAAAGCATTAAAGAACGTGGCTCAAAGATACCGCTAATGCACGGACACGACCGGGAGCGCTTCCCTATCGGTATGGCGGGTAGTTGGTCGAACGACAACAACGGCCTAATAGCAGATTTCAGGATGGCGTTGACAGAGCGAAGCGTTGAAGCCTTAGCGTTGGCGAAAGACGGCTACGTAACCGGGTTCAGCGTCGGATTTCATCCGGTGCGAAGTTCCGAAAGTAAACAAGACGGCCGCCGACAAATAACACGCTTAGAAGCAAAACTAGACCACGTAGCGCTTTTAACGTCACCAAACGAACCGGCCTACGGAGACGCACAGCTAGTTATGGCTAGAGAGTTTAACGCCGACGATAAAGAACAAGCGCCGAAGCTAGCGAAATGGCGGCACTTAATGAGTAGCCAAGATTAAAACTATGGCAAAAATCGTTTGTGTCTATGGGCCGCCGTGTGCAGGAAAAAGCACGTACGCAAAAAACATTTTGAGGCCCGGAGATCTAATTATAGAACGGGACCGACTCCACAGCGCTATTAGTGGGCTAGAGTCGCACGACCACACGCCGCACGGTATGAAAGCAACAAACGCCGCCGTACGTGGCATTTTGCAAGAACTAGGCAGTTTACAGACGCCGCAACAAATAGTATTCGTTACTGGTGGAAGCACAAAACAAAGACGCCAACCGTTTGTAGACGCAGGCGCAGAAATGAAACTGATTTACGCAGACCGGGAAACGTGCCGACAACGGGCAGAAACCGAACGGCCTAAACAATGGGCCAGCTACATAGACCGGTGGCATGACGCACATGAAGCAGACATTAAACCTAGAATCTGAATAAATAAACTGATAACATATTTACAAACGCCGCCTGAGCGCCGATCTGATTCACTCTCTGGCACCTTTGAACCTCCCAAACGTGACCAGAAAGACAATTATGCAACTTTTAAATCAGTTGATCGAAGAGCGAGCCGAAATAGGCGAAACTCAAACCTCTATTGTGACCCGTGCAGCAGAAGAAGCACGAGACCTAACCGAAACTGAAGACAAAAACCTTACAGAACTACAAGCCCGCTCAGTGACAGTAGACGCACGAATAGCAGAGCTTCGAGAAATCAAAGAACGCAACATGGCGGCGGAACTCATGAAGGCAGAAGTTCGAGCTATGGGCGGACAAGAAACCGAAACAAAGTCTGTAGGCGGCGCAATCGTACGCAGCGAACCGCTCACCTACTCGGAAAACCGTAGCGAACACTCGTTTTTTAAAGACGTGTTTAGCAGCTACGTGATTAAAGATCGTAACGCCGAAGACCGAATTAATCGGCACCAGCAAGAAATGGCGATAGAAACAAGAGCCGGCGACAGCGGATCGTTCAGCGGGCTTGTAATCCCGCAGTATTTAACCAGTCTCGCCCAACCATTGGCCAGAGCAGGCCGACCATTTGCGGACCAGTGCCGAGCATTACCGTTACCCGCTGATGGTATGTCTCTGAACGTTAGCCGTGTTACAACCGGATCAACCGCAGCTATACAGGCCACAGAGAACGCCGCCGTATCAAATACTGATATAGACGACACTCTAATTACCTCAAACATTGCAACGATTGCCAGCGGCCAGCAACTCAGCCGCCAAGCCATCGAACGAGGAACCGGCATAGATCAGCTCGTAGCTAGTGACATGATGCTAGCTATGGCAACGGCGCTAGATAGCCAACTTTTGAACGGTTCAGGAGCAGGCGGCCAACTCCTAGGTATTCGCGTAGTTCCGGGCGTAAACGAAATCACGTTCACAAGCGGAGCGCCTACCGTAGCGCTTTTGTATCCTAAGATCATTGACGCTATACAGCAGATTAACTCTAACGTATTCCAACCGGCTGATTTGATAATAATGCATCCGAGACGCGCAGCAATGTTAAGTGCGGCGGTAGACAGTACCGGGCGGCCTCTTGTGCTTCCTATTGCGAACGTGCCTCAAAACGCTGTAGGCACTGGACCAGTAGCCGGTTACGGTAACGCAGGAATGCAAATAGCAGGCTTGCCAATTGTGACCGACGCTAACGTAGTCACTAATCGCGGTGCTGGCGGAAACGAAGACCAAATTTATGTGGTATCACGTAACAATTGTCTTCTGTTCGAATCTGGCGGCCCTATGTTCCTACGTATGGACGAAACAGCCGGACTTAATCTGACAGTTACACTTGTCGGGTACAATTACGCCGGTTTTATTGCAAATCGCGAACCAGCAGCGATCAGCGTGGTGGTCGGAACCGGTCTTGTAGCTCCTACTTTCTAGGCTGATTTAGACGGCGGGTGAAAATCCACGGCAGGTGCAGCACCCGCCGTCTTACGAAAGGTTAGATATGGACTCATTCCAACGATTAGCAGACAAGCAAGCAGCTAGCCGCATACAAAAAACGAAACAGGAGCCAGCAAAAAAGGCGCCTAAAGTTAGTAAACCGGCGGCTAAGAAGTAAATGCCGAATTACACGACACTAGCGGACGTTAAAGCCAGCTTAGGAATACCCTCCGGATCAACCGGAGAAGACACCTTTATAACGGCAGCCATAAACGCCGCAGAACTGGAAATAAATAACTATTGCGGCCGGACGTTTGTAGCTGACGGCGCCGCTAGTGCTCGTGTCTTTCAACCCTATGACGGCGTAAAAGTGCTGTTAGATGACTTTTATACCGCCACCGGTTTAGTAGTAAAAACTGACACATCTAACGATGGCACCTATGCCACAACGTTAACGATTGACACAGATTTTATTTATAACGGCAACTCCGCACCTTTTAACATTTTGTACAACGTATCTGGCGCATTCCCTCGCTATTTGAACGCACGCCCGACGGTGCAAGTTAGCGCTAAATGGGGCTATGAGGCGACAGTACCGGCGGCAGTCTCACAAGCCGCTTTGATTATGGGCGCCCGCTTGTTTCAACGGCGCAGCTCACCTTTAGGAGTTATGGCCGGAGTCGTAAACGATTTTGGACCTATTAGGGTGAATAAGCTAGATCCGGATTTTAGGAGTTTGTTAGCCGGGTTTAGGCGTTTAGGTGCTGCATAGTGGCCGACTACTCAGCTATAAAAACGGGTATTAAAACCCGGTTAGATACGTTGAGCGGTTTAGTCGCAACGTTTGACACAGTACCGGACACGGTTTACCCACCGGTAGCTGTAGTGGTCCCTAGGTCGCCGGAGGTAGAATATAACGTTTCTATGGGTAACAGTGCCCATAATTCTATGTTGCAGCGCTTTAACTTTGATGTGCTAATTTTGGCGGGCCGTTTCAACTCGGAATATAGCCAAGACGCTTTAGATGCTTTTGTGTCTGGTACTGGTTCGGTTTATAACGCCATAGCCGGAGATAGGCAGTTAGGCGGCACCGTGTCAGACTCGCGTATTACTAGAATGTTAGACTACGGTCAGATAGTATTAGGCGAAGGCGAGTTTTTAGGCGCACGGTTCGAGCTGGAGGTTTACGCCGTATGAGCTACGAGATTATCGGAGATGCAAAGATTTTAGGGCAAGAAAAAGGCTCTAAAATAACTAAAAAGGACCTTGTGGAACACGGCGCTAATATCGCCGCTTTAATCGAGGGCGGCCACATAGCCGACACTAAACCCAAAAAGGAGTCATAAAAAATGGCCGTATACATGTCAGACGATGTCAGCATTCTTATTAATAGCGTTGATCTCTCCAATCACGTAACAAGCGTGACGTTTAGCGAGATAGCCGACGAGCTAGAAACGACCGCTTTTGGGCAGTCTTTTAGAAGCCGTATCGGTGGCCTCAAAGATGGCACCTTGGACGTAGATTTTAACAACGATTTTGCTTTGTCAAGTGTGCAAGCCTCGATCAGGACGCTACTTGGAACCGTCGTAGTTGTCGTATTGAAGCCGACTAGCGGCGTGGTAGCAGCCACTAACCCCTCTTACACATTCTCAGTGCTTATAACTGAATGGTCTACGCTCGGTAACGCTGTAGGCGAATTGGCAACGGCCAGCGTATCATGGCCTCTCACAACCGCTGTAGTAGAAGCAACTAGCTAAAAAGGAAATTAAATGCTGCGTGCACAAATTGAAGTCACATATGGAGATGGCCGAGTCGTCGAGTTTGACGGTAAAGGCCGTTTATGGATCGACTTCGAAAGTAAGTTCGATATGTCTGTTGTGGAGTTAGACGGTAAGGTCCGTTTGACCCATTTTTGGTGGATGGGTTACATGGCCGCAAAAATGGAAAACAAACATGGCGGCGTGGAGTTCTCTGCGTGGGCGGACGGTGTCGACAATGTAAACGTGGAGTGGATAACCGACCCTTTAGAAAAACGAGCTACGCCTATCAGCTCGGAGTCTTAGCTATTGCCACCGGCCAGCCTTTGGACGTTCTGATGGATGCACCGTCGCTGATGGTTCTCGGACTGTTAACAGCGTACAACGAAAAAATTAAAGCAGAGGAAAAGGCGGCAAGGCGTGGCAAAAAAAGTAGGTAGGCAAAACGTCATTGAAATTAAAGGCCTTAAACGGGCTATGCGTTTAATGAAAGATCTTGACGGCGACTTTAAAAAACAGTTTAAAGACATACACAAGGGGGCCGCTGATATTGTGGCCGACGAGGCCCGCCGACGTGCACCAGTGAAGACGGGGCGCCTGCGTCGAAGTATTCGGACGTCTGGCACAAATAAAGGCGGAGTAATCCGGATAGGTAAAAAAAAGATACCGTATGCCGGGCGTGTCACGTTCGGAGATCCAACTAGTTTGTTTGGTCGTATTGCTGGCGGCGGCGGAATAAAGATTAAAGGTAACCCGTTTTTTTATGAAGCGGCAGACCGCCAATTTAAACAAGTAGTGCAATACTATGATGAAGAGCTAGAGCAAATTCTAGATAGAGCATTAAAGGCTTCAAAGGCGGCACCTGATGGCAGGTAAAAAAGCCTCAATATCAATGCTGATAGGTGGAGACGCCGACGGCCTACGAAAAGCCACTAAACAAGCCTCTAAAAGTTTAGATAAGTTCGCTACAAACAGCG